CAAAAAACGGGATTGATCGCCGTAGATCAAGGCACCGGTGGTCACCATCTCGGTGTACAGCAGAGCGTGTCGGGATAAAACGCGGTGAAAGTAGCGACAATGTCGGTCAGTCCAGTCCATCATAGGTGCTACAGAGAACTTTCTTTCTATCTTTTCCATTGTAATATCAATAACTTATAGCCTGTTTCGGCTTATACTTCCTAAAAAATGACCTACCGATAACCCCCCAGTAAAATAAAGGCTTTCCTTATTGCCTACTGTGACAATTGTGACAATACTGTGTACACAAACTGTGACAAGTAAAAAGGCGACAGTCAGCAATGGCAACTATCAGGAAACGACTCGGTAAGAAGGGCGTTAGCTATCAGGTCATTATACGTCGGAAAGGACAAGAGCTAACTAAGACATTCACGAAAAAAGCACAGGCCGAAATATGGGCCAGACAAACAGAGGCCGACATAGACCGCGGCGAGGTTCGCGATTCGTCATCAATCAAGGACGAAACCGTGGCCTCCTGTATTGATCGTTACATAGAAGAAATTCACCCGGTAAAGCCTATAGGCCGCTCCAAAATGGCGGTACTGGAGAGAATCAAGCGAAGCCCTCTGGCTAACAAATCCATTGCCACCCTGAAGCAAGAGGACATTATCGAACACTGCATGCTGAGAAAGCACCAGGACGGCGCGGAACCCGCGACAATATCCCAAGATGTTCATTATTTACGGGGCATCATAAAAACCGCTCGGGGCGTCTGGGGCTACCCTCTAAAGTCGAACCCCGTCGAGGATGCCGGGGAAATGCTCAAGTCGTTAAAACTGATCGGCAAGTCGAAGCAACGGGACCGACGGCCAACAAAAGAGGAAATAGTAACCCTGCACGATCAGATCGGGGCTAATAAACGAATGCAAATACCCATGAACGACTTGATCGACTTTGCTATCGCGTCCGCTTTCCGCCTGGGGGAAATCTGCCGGATAACCTGGGCGGATCTCAACCCGGAAGCCTCGACGGTTATTATTAGAGACCGTAAGGACCCAAACCAGAAAATTGGCAACGATCAACGGGTGCCACTTTCGGACGAGGCTTTAGAGATTATTTCGAGGCAACCAATGGAGGATCCTCGAATATTTCCCCACGACGCCAGAAGCGTGTCCGCCAACTTTACCAGGCAATGCAAAAAAGCGGGGATCATTGACTTACACTTTCACGACTTACGCCACGAAGGAACAAGCCGCCTTTTTGAACAGGGGTTAGATATTCCCCGCGTCGCGATGATTACAGGCCATAAGGATTGGTCAATGTTGCGCCGCTATACCCAGTTAAAGCCCGAGGAAGTTTTTAGAAAATAGCCCTTTCCTTTTTCGTAAGTTTTGCTTACTATCCACTTAAACCTACCGTAAGCAACAAGGCGGAACTAATGAAGGGGTTAAAACTACTTAATACCGCGCAAGTGTGCGAATTACTGGGCAAAGCTCCACAGACTCTCCAGAACTGGAGAAGCATCGGAACCGGTCCGAAGTTCATCAAAGTTGGGCGGGATGTTCGTTACAGAGAGGCGGACATTATCGAATGGTTAGAAAGTAATGTTTATACAGAGACCGGTTTAAGGTCTGCATAAAACAAAACCCCACACGAGCGGCAACTCGGCGGGGTTCAGTCTGGGGGTAAGGCGGCAACCTTCCCACCAGTAGCTAAACAGAAACGAGGTTAACGTAATGTCAGCGAATCAATTATCGCTTGTTCAGGGCTTGGTAATCAACCGCGAAAACGCAATTAAACACGCGGATCTGATCCGGTTGTATGCCAACACCCAATGCTCCCCCGGTGTTCGCTCTGGTCTCCTTAAGCTGGTCGGGGAGTCCATGGCATGAACGACACGAAAGGCCTCGAATTCGAATTAATCGTCGAATGCAATCGCCCCAAGAGAAACGAGCCATATATCGCTTGGTTAAAATCGGTTATCGCTTTGGCTGTCCACGCAAACCAGAGACTCAAGGAATTAGAAGCATGATTACCGTTAACAGCTATTTTTGCGGCGCGGGGCTTATGGATATCGGGCTTATGAATGCAGGCGTTGAAATTCGTCAGGCTTTCGAATTGGATAAAGACGCCTGCAAAACTTACCGCGCCAACTTGGGAGACCATGTAACCCACTGCGACATAACCGAGCAATTAGTTTTAGAGCAGGATAGCTGCGACGGGATGATCTTTACTTATCCTTGCACCAAGTATTCGACAATCGCCGATATTCACCAGACGCGAACCGGAGACGAGCTATTCCTCCACGCGTTGCGCCATCTGGCTATCGCACGCCCTGAATTCTACGTGGTGGAAAACGTTCCAGGTATGCGCGCCTTTCCTATTGTCATGGAGGCTATGACAAAACTCCCCGACTATTATGTTCAGGTGTTTTGCCCGGTTCAGTCTGAGCAGTGGTTACCACAACGGCGAAACCGGTTAATCATTGTCGGAACCCGTCGCCATTTCAGCATTAGGCATCCAGAGAATACGCGCCCGGTTAAGCTGTCCAACATTGTCGAGGCTGATCCACAGGTAACACTGCCGAAAGCTATTAAGGCCAGAATGGCGGGAGAATACAGAGACCTACCGATCATTTCCGATCCTGCAAACGATGATATCGCACCGACTTGTGTCGCCCATTACGCGAAAGACAAAAGTACCAGGCTCATAAAAGACGAGCGTTTCCCCCTGGGAGTTCGTCCCTATTCAGTCAGGGAATACGCGCGGCTTCAGGGTGTACCGGATTCGTTTACTTTCCCGGTATCTGATACGGCGGCATATAGACAAATCGGGAACGGCGTATCGGTTCCCGTTGGTGAGTGGGTCGGGCGTGAAATGTCCCGGTATATGAAAAAAGGGAAAGCAGCTTAACGAGGCTCTGCAAATGGCAAAAATGAAAGTACAGCTCTCTATCGGCTATGTCGGTTCCAGTAAAAAAGACGTGATAGAGGTAGATGACAAGGAATTAGCAAAATGCAAAACAGAAGAAGAAAAGGAGGATTTATTGGCGGAATACTGGCAAGAATGGGCAAATAATTATATTGAAGCCAGTTATGAATTAGTCGAATAATTCCCATTGCTTAACAAAAGCCCCGCGGTTTATGATCTCGGGGTTTTCTTATATTTGGGGGGTTTATGTTTCGTATTATTTCACTTGCACTACTGGTTATCAGCTCGTCAGCCTTTGCCTCTGATACTGATTTTGCAGATAAAGTTCTTATTGCTTCAGTTATCGCTGAAGAGCTGAACGAATCAACTCCAGTCAGGATAGATACAGTAACAGTGTTAGAGGAAATAACCGCTGATAAGTGGGGGGACATTGTTTATAAATATTCAGTTAGCGTGAGCCCAGATAAAAGGGTAGCCACAACCGCTGCACTAGGGAGAATGCAGAGTTCTATCAAGATGGGGGTATGTTCAGAACCAGAAGCGAGGGGAATTATTGATTCTGGGATGGCTGTTAAATTTCGCTATTATGCTGAAACAGGCGAATATATGAGAATGATTGCCACGAGAGCTTCTGACTGCATTAGACTAGGCGTCTAACCATTACGCCCGATCCGTCGGACTCTGTCTTATTATTCTATTTCGCCAGCCTTCACTCGCTCAATTAATGCCGCGAGGCCGTCGCACTGAATACGGAAAATAGCGCCGGTTAACTTGTACCCTCGATCCGCCTTATATTTAACGATCGCGACTTCAGTTAGCCAGGCTGTACCGTTCAGCAGGTCGAGAGCAAATTCCAGCGTTGCCACCGACTTTTCAATATCTGCAAACTCTTCTTTAATGACAGACCGAATCAACAAAGAAACATGCAGAAATAACGCCTCTATGGTGTCCGCTACCGATGCAGCCGCGCCCGCCCGTTTAATGGCATCGCTCGCCAGATCGGAAAAGGCCACCATTCGCCGTTGATAGGTTTCCAGGTACTCTATTGGCTCCTCGTCAGTTTCCGTTATTCGATAGACCATGTGACCTCTATTATTCTGTTAAAGTTTGACATGGCGGCTCGCGCCGCTAATAATGCCCTCGCTTCGCCTGAACCCTGCTCATTACCGGAAAGTGGCGAGGGCATTTCCTCGAGTTCAGGACGCGGCTTGCTATGCCGGGTGTCCTATCTCATAAAATATTTTCGGGAAAAGGATAGGGGTCTGCACTTTGGACTAATGAGCGCCCGGCACCTTAACTTGTATTCATGTTGTTACCTCCCTTAAGTCTGGAACCAGTTCGACCGCGGTAGTATAGCCGCGCTTGCTAATGGTGTGGGTTGCGCTCTCAACAATCCACTTACCAGCGACGCCAGAACGAAAACCCTCCATTACTACCGGCGTTTCGGCTATCAGATCCGGTCGCCCTGGGAGATCAATCTTCAAGGTTCTTTCAGTCCTCGACAGTCGCGCCAGTTTGCCGACCGCAGCCTTGGTTGCCTGTTCTTCATCGGGGAACGCCGTTTTTATACGGTAGGCGGGTTTTCCCCGCCCTGCCTGCACCTCTACAAGATTCCCGCCCGCAACATCTGTGTAACAGGCTACAACGGACTGATAAACCGCCCGATCGGGAAGTGTAGTCGACCACGAGGTTAGATCAGGTTTGAATAAGGTGATCGTCGGTAATTGCTGCCCTGAGACGGTTTTACCCTGGGCGCGTTCCAGAAATAACAGACGGTTCCCCACTGGCTTACAAACGGCGTCGTATTGTTCCGCCAGTCGTACCAGTAGATTTAAATCGCTCTCGTTGAGCTGGTCGATATGCGTCAGGGTTTCCGCAGTGAACCGCTCGGATACTCTCGGCTCCATGTTGTGCTCTGCGGCGATAGCCTGAACCAGTCCGGCGAGGGTTATATTATGCCAGGAACGGGAGCGGGGTTCCTTCAGGTTGCCCCGAAGGTCAGCAGCGCGGCCAGTAAAGCGGAGAGTATCGGGTGGGCCTGATACCTCGACTTCGTCCACCGTGTAGTCGCCGAACTCGCGCAAGCCGCCAGAGTAACCGAGGGAGACTTTCAGCAGTGCGCCGTGTTCCGGTAACGTTACTCGGTTATCAGTATCGTCTATGGTGATCGTAACGGCGTCTGATTCGCTGCCCGCTTGATCCTGAAGCGTTAAAGCAATTAATCGAGGGGATAGGGTCGAGGTTATGTCCTCGCCCTCTACAGTGACTTTAAAGGCGGGAATCATTCGCTAGTTCCAGAGTTTGACGGTTTGCTGTTCAGGGGGAGAGAGGTCTGGGAGCTCGATAACGAGCCCCGCGGGTAGTTTGGCGGGATAATCAGACAACCTCAGAGAACGGTTAGCCTCGAGGATATCGAGGGCGGCTGAACTCCGCCCGTATTGCCTGAAGGCGATTTTTTCGAGAACGTCGCCTTCTCGGGTTTGATACTTTGTCATGTAAAGACATCCAGAACCATTTCGGGGAGTGCGCCGACCTTGTCGTAAATCTTGCGGTTGAGTTCCGCGTCTGGGGTCAGGCCGTAATAAACCAGGGTAAGAGTGAACTCTACCTTACGGGGTGCGCCGTTGGCCGCGTATAAGCTACCCTCTTTTGATACAGACAAGATTGACCAGCAGCCAAGAACCTCCCCCGTACCAGCCACCAGTGGCAATGGGTAACCCACACGACCAAGGGCCGCTATCATATCCACCGTTCTTTCCGAGCCATAACGACCAGGGAGAACCGTCCCCGTAATGGTTAGGTTCTGCTCTCCGGGTCCGGTGTATTGTGGTTGCGGGTTATTTCCGGTGATTTCCTGAATTGGCCAGCTAAACTCCCATTGCCGGGAGATTGCATCAAAGGCCGTCCCGTCAGTGCTAAACATAACGGGTCCGAGCATTAACAGTACATTCATATTTAAAACTCGTCGATCATTGATCCGCGCGCCTTGATACCTGCCTGCCGTTGTTGTTGATTAATTACCTCGTTAACTTTCCCTTCAACAACTCGAGCAAGTTTCTTTTCATTCATACCCTGAGCATTGTTAACAGTTAAATTAACAACAGCAGAAGGAGCCGCGCTGTTAACGTTGCCAGCCTGGGCCGTGTTTACGGTCTTTTGTGCAGCCTGGGCGCGGTTTAACGTCTCCCTCGCGTTATAGGCGCGATAACTGTAGGGATCGCGTGTGTAAGGGTTTCCGGTCGGCTCGCGTGCGTTGTATGGCATCGCCTTTGGCTTGCCGTCGTCCTCGTCATCATCGCCGAGAATCCAGCCAGCCACCTTGGAGAGTGCAGCGACAATCTTCCCGATAATCTGAGCGGCTTTCGCCAGGTTAGCGGGGAGTTCTCGGAAAAAGTCGCCCGTACTGCGAATAAACCCGACAATCTGTTCCCGGTTCTCCCGAAAGAAGTTAACGAGATCCGTCGCCCATTCGTTAATGACTGGGGATAACTCACTGCCGACAATACCGGCGATTTCCTGCAATGCAGAACCGCCCGCGGTTTTCAGGTTGTTAAGTGCGGTGTTGAACTGCGCCGCCCCTGCCCTACCTTCACCAGTAACCACGATCAGCTCTTTTTGTTTAGCGATCAGGTTATCAATGGAATCACCACGCCGGACAAGGTCTCCGATAATCTTGTTCGCCTCGCCGCCCATCAAGATATCAGCCGCCGCCGCTGCCTGAGTGGCGTCACCCATCTTTTGAGCCGCGCGGGCGATTTCAAGGAACTGTTTTTCAGGATCCAGCGTTGCTAAATAGTCATACTCTAACCCGAGGATCTGGAGGGCTTCAGTAACGGCGGTCAGTTCCTCAATACCGGCGCTCTCGCCCATCTTGTTATTCAGTTCCTCGAATAAGTCGACAACGTTCTCCGCCTCAAAACCGAGTCCCTTAACCACGCCGCCGAGGGCTTGCATCGTTTTAGGATCAACCCCAACGGCGCGCGCTTGCCGGTCATTTACGGCGGTTTGCTCGTTCGCCATGGTGATTGCGGCCAACCCTGCGCCAACTACGCCACCAGTAACGAGGCCACCGATAGCGGAGGCTTTACCGAGCCCGCCTTTTAAAGCACTCCCCATCTTCCCGAGCTTCTCGCGTCGCTTCAGGATCTTGTTATAACGGGTGCTTTCTTTGCTGAGTCGCTTCTGCTCTCGGGTGATATCACCGAGGGCCAGCCCGTAATCCTTCGCCTGTTTTTCAGCAGACGTTAAACGCGCCTGAGTACGTTTAATCCGGTCGGCAAACTTGCCCGCGTCGTCGCCTGCCTCGGCTTGTTCCCGTTTGAGCCGCTCGAGCTCTTTCCGGTACTTCTCGACGTTGTTTGCGGAGCGTAGTTTCTTGTTTGTCTCGGCGAAACTTTTCCCGAGTTTCTTCGATGACTTGGTGGCGTCTTTAAACGCCTTCCCCATGGAGTTATGAACGAACGCCCCGAGGGAGACATTTAGCGCTAAATTGTTCGGCATGGTATCCCCGATTTATTGCAGGCATCGAGCCACATAAACAGGTCGTCGAGCTCGAGGCGCTCGAGGTCGGAGAGGGTCCAGCCGATGCGGTTAGCCAGTAGCACAACCGCCTGCCGGACAAGTTCAGGCTTTACGAAAAAAAACTGGTGAGCTTCTTCTGCAGCTTTGCGTAATCGGAAACGTCGAGTTTTTCCAGTTCCTCGGGCGCGCACTGGCAAAGATCAGCCAGCAGCTTTAGTTCCTTCTCGGCGTCGCTGCCTTTTGCCTTGTCCATTCGCATCATATCGGCGACGGTGGGACGGCGCATTTCAAGCTCGCGAGCTTCGAGGCCGTTGGTTTCGATCGGGTATTGCAGGGCGATAATTTCGGTATTCATGAGTTGTAAACTTTTAGTTGACTACTGGGAGGGGTTGAACCTGTAAGCAATCTTTACAGGTTCGTTTATCAGGATCAGAAACCGAGCGCGTTCCGAATATCGGCCAGCTGATCTTCACCGCCGATAATGCGCTTCATGTTGGGGCCGTCGATCTCCACCACGACTTCGCCGTTAATCTCTTCCTGATAGAAGGAAGCCGCGACAGTGATGTTTAACGGAACCATTTCGCCCGGTGTCCAGGTGTCGCGCTCGATGCTGGTGATTCGCCCGCGCATGGTGATTTTGATCGCTGTCACCTTACCGTCGTCCGACTGAGCAGCTCCACGGAAAACAAAGGCGACGGGGTCACCCTTCTTCCAGCCGAACAGCTTCAGGATTTCCGGATCGTAGGACCCCAGAACGAAAGAAGGCTCGAGCGCCTCCATTCCCATATCCACCTTCTCGGGGAGATCCCGCCCCCCTGGGCGGTAATCTTCCGTTAGAATGGTGAGCGCCGGAGGTGTCAGGCTGGAAACCTTCCCCGCGTAGTTCCGGCCATCAACGAACAGGTTCAGGTTTTTAAGAATGTTCTCGGCCATTACACAACCTCAGAGAAATAATCGTTAACCAGGTGAGAACGGAAGGTGATCCGCTCCGCTGGGGTTGGTGGGGTGAATTCCACGTCAAAATAAACGCGCCCTGCTTCGAGCTGGTCGGGGGTGTTAAGCTCCGGATCTGCCCAACACTTACCACCGAGCAACGCGCCCTGCTGAACAAGTGAGCGGATGTAGTTATTCACCGACTCGACCACGTCCTCGATGTACGTTTTGGTAATGTTCCGGTCGATTGCCCAGAAGTGGCCACGCTGAATTGATTCGTTGATCAGGTCAGCCGTTCGCACGACAGAGAGAAACGCCCACTTAGGATCGGCTGAACAGGTGCGGTTACCCCAGAGGCGAAAACCGTCCTGCTGAATGATGGTGGCCACGTCGGAAGCGTTCAGCAGGTTTGCCCGGCAATTCGGGTCACCAAGGGCGAAATCAATCGGGCGAGCAGTGCCGACAATGCCGCCGATGGTGTTGTTTGATGGTGACCACCAGAACCCGCGCTCGTTGTCGGTTTTCGCGATACGTCCAGCGACGCGGGGCGAGTTTGGCCGAACGACTTCTGCGCTGGTCGTGGTGTCCCAAACACGCACCCAAGGGTCGCAAATATAGAACCGCTTGGAGCCGAAATTATCCCGATAGGCAATCGCTGCGGCGTCGGTGGTGTTCGGTCCATCAACCAAAAAGCAGGCTTTCAGGCGGTCAGTAATGCCCTCCATTTCGGCGGCTACCGCCTGGGTTGCCGAGTAACCGGGAACGATAAGAATCTTCGGCGTTTGTCCGGTTACAGACTGGGCATTCAGAAGCGCATGGACGCCCGTATAAGCGCCGTTTGCATCAACCCCGCCGATGATATTGGACGTTGTCGCGGCTTCGTCTGCGCCTTCCTCAACGCGCACAACGACCACTACCGCGCCGGTCTGGTCAAAGATGCCGTCAATAGCATCGGGGAGAGTTCCGGACGTTCCCAGCCCTGCCGCCTCAGTGCGGGAGCCAGCAATCAGAACCGGTGTGTTGACTGGAAATTTAACCGCGTCCGCATCGGGAGCCGTACCGACTACCCCGATAACAGAACTTGAAACGGTTTGAATAGTGCGGGGGCCAGTATCAATCTGGAGCACCTCGACGCCGTGTAAGAAGCTGGTCATTCGCTTTCCTATGGTCTTAAAACGAAAAAACCCGACGCGGGGTCGGGTAATGTTTGGGGGTTAAAGCTGGAAGGGTTTATTTAGGGTACTGAGCCTTTACTGCATCACGACGGGCTACACCATGATCGGGGGTATCAAACACATCATGGAACTGATGATCGGTTTCACCATAAGCGGCCAATCGAAGCAGCTCATACTCTCTGAGTTTTACTGCCTCGACGGTTTCAGACAGTGGCCGTTCTGGCATTGCTGGCAGAGGCAAAGGTTCAGGGGTTATGCCCTGATCATCCGGCACAAGGGCAGCGTTATAAGCCTCAATATTGAGGCATTGCTGTTGCCACTCCTTGTAGTTCAGCTCAAACCAGTCCCACTGGATGCCAAGCAGATACAACTCAATAAAGCGATTAACCACAGCATCATTACGCCCCTGGTGGTGATTAATGCATTGCTCAACATCAGGCCAGCTCTTTGCCTCTGGCCGTGCTAACTCTACTTCATTGCCTTCTTCGTCGGTGGTGAAGAACATGCTCAGGTCTGGATTCATAGTTGCTCACCACTGAATTGGTAGGGAAGTTCAACACGCTTGGTTCCGACAATAACGGATTCGCCGTTCAAATCGGTTTCAGTTGTTTGGTTGTTATGGGCCTTCAATAAACCGTCATCACCCAAGGCGTTATCTTTAACCCGTACTTCCTTGTAACAGGCATTCATAAACAGCCGTGAGGCTTCCACTGACAAATAACCCAATGCTTTGAATCCGGGCATAGCCTTGGCAATTTCCAGCGGTGCATGGCTGGATTGCAATAGCTTCCTTGACTCATCAATGGTGGTTTTGGTCAGTGGGTAATGGAAATGAAAACCGGCTCCATATCCTGTTGCTGTTGGTATTTTATTAATCAGATTGCTGCAAAGAACAGGCCCTGACTGACTTGCCGCATAATTACTGGCGTAACCATCGGTCATGCTGATCAGTGTTGAGCGTGGTGACAGTTCGAACGGGTTACAGGATGTTTTATAAAAAATAATCAAGCATTGGTCAGCATCCAAACCTTGACTCTGTTCGTAGCTGATTGAATTAGTTGAACTCTCAGCTCTGGATTTATAGGTACTGGTTTTATCAGTCCAAGACAGACCTTTATCTCTGGTTTCGAGTACCTGATAACAGTTCAGACGTTTTCTGGATAGCTTAAAATTTTTCGCAGTACCATCTGGTATCAGACTCTCGCCTTCTTCACCTACAGCCAGCCAATTACCCGGTATACCATTCGTTTTCCACTCTTCCGGCCATGCTTCCTGTGCGCCGATGATGTCTACCATCAGGAATTGGGGGCGGGCTGAATTGGAAGGACTAAAATAAAAATAATCTGCTTTTACGGTAGAGCCCCATGAAGAAGTCATACCAGTAGTATCAAAGCTTTCTGAACTGGGGAGCAACTCTAAAAAGTAATGACTGTTGCTGAATAGCTGAGATGTAATCTGCATCCCAGCCCATTTATTTGTAGTCGGATTTTTTACGATGATAATGTCATCTGGATTATAAAGAGGATTAGATAGCTGAACATGCAACATAATAAACTTGTTGTTTGATTGGCTATGCACAATCGGGTCTTGTGATACGAAAACAGCTACTTTAGTTCCCTCAGCACCACTAAACGTCTCCCCCGCCACTGCCCGATTAAAGCTATCAAACAACAATGCCTGACGGTCTACTACGTTCTTGGCTGAGTAATAGAGAGGGGTGAAGTCGTCGGCGTAGATGGCATCGTATAACTTGTGGTCATGCTGCCTTCCTTGCGTCCAGTGCTCACCAGCAATATTCCCGTCACGTCCATTCGTCATGGCTGTTTCCAATGACGTAATCATTCCCTGAGCTTCTGGCGAGTACCAATATCTAGCCCATGGTTGAGTGGCTAACTTAATTGCTCCGGCACCTTCCGGATTAAACACCGGATGATAAGCCCCCTGATTCCTGCGCGCTACACGCCCCAACAGCAGAGCATAGCTATCCCCTGTCTTATATAAACCTGTCTGGATTTTTGAATAACCATGTTCTGTAGCTATTTTGTCGCGGTCATAACCGGTTGTGGTTCGGTGTGGTGTGATACTGCGGTAAGTGGTGATGGTGCCGTTCCAGTCCAAAAAGATGTCGTCAAAAGCTATGGCTCTGGCGGCGGTGGATTCGGCTTCTGGGAGAACGATAATAGTATTGGTGTTATCAATTCTGACAAATCGCCCCGCTATATTAGCAGTGATAACTCTATTATTAACCCCTGTTTTAAACCGGTTAGACCAAGAGGAGTTGTACTGACCAAATTCAAACAAATCATCCTTATCTATCGTCCCAATCACCCCGGAATACGGATACATAGCCGCCAGCAACGGCGTCCAGCCAATATCCAGATGACCTTTTGAATCCGCTACGGGGTACGCGCCCGGTGTTGGCGTGGTGGTGCCTTCGTCGTTGTGAACAATCGCGGTCGCGTCTTCCTTCGCCCGAACCGCTTCACTCTTTGCCGCCTGCGCGGCATTGCTGGCATCAATCGCTTTACTCGTTTGATCCAGAATAACGGTGGCGTCTTCTGCAGCCTCGGTTGCAGATTTCAACGCGGCGGCTTCTGATTGCTCGGTTTTTGATTGTGCAGCCTCCGCGGCTTGTTGTGCGGTTTCGGCTTTACCCTGAGCGGCTTCTGCGGCTTGTTGTGCTACCTCTGCTTTACCCTGGGCAAACACCGCCGCCCCTTGCGCGGTTTCTGCTTCACCTTGCGCCAGCTCTGCGGCTTGTTGCGCGGTTTCCGCTTTGCCCTGGGCGGCTTCAGCCTTAACTCTTGCCTCGTCCGCTAACTGGCTGGATTGCGCGGAACCGCTCGCGCTTTGTTGGGCGGCCTCTTGGGATTCTGCCGCCGCCTGTTCACTGGCTGCGGCGTTCGCTGCGCTTTTTTCAGCACGATCAAGGAATGGATCGCTCGGTAAACGGGGCGAGCGTAAGAGAATGGTTTTCATTGAAAATGAGTCCTAACAGGGCGTGTCGGTAATATCAGGTAATAGCTTTACAGTGCCGTACATCAGGGTTTGAACGTTGCCGTCTTTGCAGATTTGCAAATCGTAAACCCCGACAGAGGGAGACAGGTTGCGGGTTTCTTCCGCGCTGACTGCAAACCAGAAAAAACGACCGAGTTCGGAATACTGCAAATAATCCGACAGGGTGAACCATGGCTTACCATCGCTGATCACCTGCGCCTTGATTTCAAATTGTCGCCAGTCCAGCAAGTCGCAGGATAAGTTGCCGACCCCTTCCTCGATCTGCCAGAGCTGCCAGTCGGGGCCGACGTCTTCCGGAAACCAGAACTGTTCTGATACAAAGGTATCGCCCCGCAACAGGGTTAAGTCGTATCGGGGCAAGTCGCGCCGGTTCATTGTTCCCCCTTCAGCACAGCAGGAACAGCAGGCCATACCCACGAATCAGAATCGGGGTATTGCTGCGGTAGCTGCCTGAGAGCCTGCCGCCATTGCTGGATCTCTTTGTATTCCTGATTGGTCAACGTGGACTCTATACCGAGGTCGATCTCGTCGGCGTGGCGCTTAACAAACCAGTCAGAACCGGTTAGCCAGTCGTTACGCTGCGCCAGTAACGCGGCGTATTTCTCCGACTCGCTCGGGGGCGGTGGTTGGTTGAGTGCCTCTTTCGGCAATGCCTCGCCGATGTTCTCGACCTTGTGGAATGTGCCGTCCGGTAGCCAGTACTCGCGCCCCCGATAATCATCGGCCAATACCCAACGGTTCAGGCTGGTATCGAATACCGCCGCCTGATTCTCGCCCGCGTTGGGCGGTTTAGTCGGTGTGGTGTTGGCCGGTGGTATCAGGTATTCGCCCGGTTGTTTCGGGTTTTTCTGGAGCTCAACAGGGCTTAAATACTCGCCCGTTTCGGTATCGTATTTATAAACCTGCATTACAGCTCTCCGTGATAGATACAGATCAGGGCGGTTAGGGATTTAACGCGGTTTTCGTCGGCGGTGGGGACTACGCGAGAGGCATCAAACGCGACTTTAGAGCCTCCGCTGTCTTCGCCATGGGCGCCATAAGTCCCACCAATCCAACCAGCGTTATAAAAGGCTCCGCCATTGTTGTAGCCGTCTCTATCATCCAGAACCATATAACCGCTTATGTTGCGAATAGCATCACCCTGAAACTCACCAACAGCCCGACCGCTCGAACCCTTACCCCGAATTACGTCTGCAGCATCTTTTAAAATGATGTTATTCCCGCTGATCGTAATAAACCGGCTACCCGAAGCCGCTAATTCAGGATAATCATTAACCCCGTTTGGAATAGTGGATCCATCCAGAACAAAGAAGCCCGGTTCTGGAGTGCTGCCAGAAAAGAAATACAGTTCCCGCCCGACGATCCGATGGTTATGTTCCGCCGGTGGGTAGCTGGAAGGCTTACCCGTCACCTCGGAAAACGTCGGCCAGCGTTTCGCATAAGCCGGAATGTTTTTAATGTTCTCCCAGAGTCGGACCTTATCCCACCAGGCTTTCAGTTGTGCCGGTACAATCGCCCGCTCTTTATCGGTTCCGCCGTCGGTCTCGGCCTGCGTGGCTATTTCAATCAAGCCCTTAACGGTTTCTGTCGCCGGTGGGAGTGAGATCCCGTCGCCGTTAATGGTGACGTTTTGCGCGTCGGGGCTGGTCAGAACAATGTCCGACGCTAACAGCAGAATCCCGCCCGCGTCTTTTTCTAGAATTGGGGATAACTGGGAGTAAATGGCAAACAGTACACCGGTATCGGTATAAAGGCCGAACTCGCCGAGGGTGTATTCGTCGGTGGTGTAATCCTGAATGGAAACGTGGATGGTATCCGGCGCGACAGCTTCACCACCGAACGAGGTTACCCGTTTGATTTCATTTTTTAGCCCGCCAGTGGTCGCCGTTGGACTCCATAAACCGGAACCCAGAGCAATCTCCGAGATAATTACGCCACTGGAGCCCGTATTGCGGGCATTCACCAGCGCCGCCCGCCCCGCGTCGGTAATGACGAGAGGGAGAATAACGTCGTTACTCATTGCGTCGCGTTTACCTTGATTCGTTTATAAAGATAGGGACGGGCGAACCCGTAAACCCCTAAAGCCTGAGCGGCGTTAATGCCGAGGGTGACCTGATAGTGAGAGCGAACCGGCTTGTTTTGCTCAATCGCCTTTATCACCGCCTCTTGCAATGAGCCGGTGATATTGCTGTCCCCCGGATAGGACAGGGTCATAATTACCCGGAAGGTATGCGCCGGTTGTGGCGGGTTTTCTTCCCACCACTCCCGCAGAATCAGTTGGGAGCCGAGCGCCTTTACTGCATCCTCGACGCTCTTACGAGTTCCTTTTATGGAGTGGGTATGGATCGCGGTACGAACCACGGACCGCTTGACCTCTAACGGCCAGTTCGGGTTCCAGTCATCCACCGATAGCCCCCACGCCAGCCAGGGGAGCAGGCTCTCGGGGCATGTGTCCGGGTTCCATAACTCCCTGAGCGGCGTCTTTACCTCCCGGTTAATGGAAGCCTCGACCGCTCGCTCCTGGGCGTTTGCGTTTGGGGGTAGTAGCGAACTCAAAACGCCGTCCCCCCGTCGATGATTTCGATTGAACGACAGTAACCCGCCTGCGTGGCAGTAATCGCCAGATCAGCCGCGGGGCTTGCCAGTTCTACCCGTTGAACGCCTTCGACGTGTAACGCGGCGGTTATGCCGGTTCGCGGGATTGCTTTGTGCAAACGGCGCATTTCATCAACGTATAAATCCAGCTCTTTTCGGGCTTCTGCCAGCACCACCGCCCGATCGGGTCCGGGGTAGGTGTAGATCGTCGCCCGAATGTCATAGCCGACAATCTCCGCCCCCTGAACCGTTACCGAGTCCGTTAGCGGTCTGAGGTCGTCTTGCTGCAGATGGTTATCCACTGCCTCGACCAAGTCAGCAGGGGCGCTGCCGTCGCCTTCGCGGGAGAGGATGGTTACCAGTACTTCACCAGGCGCGGGACTGGTCGCCGTGGCATCCTGTACCCGAGGGTCAGCCGAAAGGGAGTGGAAAATATAAGCCCCTTCAGGACCAGCCACCGAAAGCCCCTCAAGTGAGAGCTGGATACGGCGGCGGAATTCTTCGTCGCTCTCCCAGACTGCCTCAATCGGTGGGTTAGCCGCTGGGTCTGCCGGTGTCAGCAGCTTACGCCCAACATTGAACAGCGCGCCGAGTTGATCCAGATCGGGGCCAGTAGCGTAGGCCAGCATCACGGCGCGGGCTGCATCGTTTACCCGTTGCCGGATGATGGTCTCGCGGTAGGCGGCTACCTCAAGGATTTTATAAACCGGATCGGATTCCACCAGGGCATTAAATACCGGGTCGCGTTGTTGCAGATCCTCGAGCATCGCCGCGAGGATGTTTTCATAGTCCAGCGTTTCGACAACATCCGGTGCCGGTAACTGGCTAAGGTCAATCGCGGTATAACTCATTCGACGACGATTCCTTCAAGTTTGATTGTTTGGCCGTCGGGGAGGTAAAGCGCCTCGAGTTTTATCTCGATCGCGCCGGACTTGAGCCGGTCGGCTCCGACTTTCTGAACCAGTATTCTCGGTTCCCATTTAGCGAGCGCCTCCGCCGTGGCCGCGTACAGTTGCACGAGCGTTGCCGTATTGAGGGGCGCGTCTATGAGGTTGAACAGGTTCGAACCGTAGTCAGGACGGAAAACCCGAGAGCCGAGGGGCGTGGTTAAAATGTCGGTGATTGATTGCCGAACGTGGTCGAGCCCGGCGAGGTGTTTCCCCGTTGCCGAGTCGGTTCCGATCATGGGTTTGTGTCTGGTTCTGGGTTACTGGATAGGCCAGCTACCGGAGGATGATCCGGACGTTACGCTGGCTTTTGCGTTGGCCTGTATTTCATCAACGATCGCGGCGGCGATTGCTTCGGCGAACTCATCGAACCATGAGTGGTTGTTGCCAGCGTCCGCCCCTTTCTTTTGAAACTCCGAAATGATTCGGCCTTTCAATGACTCTTTACTGAGTGCCATTATTTACCCGCCGTAACCGTTGATGACACATCGCCGTGGGGCTTGCCGGTAAAGTGACAGATACATTCACCAGTGACCACGCCAGCGCCGCCATTAAGGGCGATATGCTTCGCGTTTACCTTTGCTGTACCCGTCACATTAACCACCACGTTAGCGCCCACGATAAGCTCCGTATCGGTGGTTACGTTCACCGTTGCCGAGCCTGCCAGGTGCGCCGAGAGCTCTTTTTTATCCCGGTCATAAGTAACCCACGTCCCATCGGCGTAAATGGTGGTTGACTGGGTGCGGGTGTTGCCTGGGGGTGGGTAGTCGTTGCGATAAAGTGCAGGAAGCACCACCGCCTGCGCGAGCTCTCCAGAAGGGGCAAGTATAAGAACCTGTTCCCCCGGTTCGGGAGCCCACCACGTTCGATCGGCTCCGGCGCGGGTAGTTAACCAGGGTAACCAGTCGGTCAGGATCTCCCCGAACTCCACACGAACCCGCGCGGCTTGTTCGTCCAGATCCGCAACCCTGCCGACATTGATTAGCCCGGCTACCCGCCGTTCAAGGTCAGATAGTCGAAAGCTCATACAGGGCGGTTATCCTCTACCAGTGTTTCATAATTGCCGGGTTGCTCGTCGTTATAACCGGCCAGAACCGTATCGGGCGGTAAGTAGCAAGGCGGCTCCGGCTCGCTGATATCGACGTGGACCGTTTGAGACCACGATACAGCCCACACAAGCAGCCCCGAACCCGTCGGGGTATAGACGACAGGGTCGGCGCTGATATCGTCCGGAATGGATACGCTCGCGCCCTGATTCCACTTGTTGAAGTAAACCAGCGCGCTAAGTTCTGCGGCCAGATCCCGCGCGGAGATATCGCCCACTGAACGGGGGACCGCTGCGAGTAGCTGGAAGTTACAGCGAACAGGGACAGTCTCGTCCCCTTTCGCTGTTCCAAGGCTCATGTTCGAGAGTTCAAGGAATACGGCGGGGGTCGCGTACTGGAGCCTGAACGGCGTATACCACTCCACAAGGTTCAAGCGCGCCCCAAAATGGTTTTTAACCGTGTCGAGGATGCCAGTAACAACCGGCGCGATTATTGGCGGCGATACAGCAGCCCCGACGCGCTCGGGGTTCAGGTCGCCGAAGTAGTTGTATTCCTGAATAACCGTGTATAACTCGGCCTTATCGTCGTACCCGTCGGCGGCGTTATCCAGAAACAGGCCTAATCCCTCGAGGGCGTCTTTTGCCTGCCGGAATACCTGTATTCCCTCAAGGTAGGATTTAGCCCAGACCACTATCTGAAAGGTGGACATCATCCCCTGAGCGGGTCGCGCGCGGATCTCATCGACTCCGGCGTCCTCGGTGCGGTGCTCCGATTTCAACCGGTGGAAGGTGATCGCGGGATATTCGACGTTCTGGGGCATCACCACAGGGAACGCGCGGTCAGCAACCAACGGCGCGAGGGCTGCGGCTATTTCTGCTTCGATCAGTTTCGGGGTGTTCATTGTTTCTGTTTCAGCAGGTTAGCCAGACGCCGGTCGGCATAGTCCAGCAGTTCGTCCAGTGCAGGCCGCGCGGTTCGTCCAACGGCGGGTGCCAGATAGGGTTGAGCGTCTACGCGCTGGTTGCCGTATTCCATGGCAAGCCCCCGGATCTTTAACCATGTTGGGGTGTTGCGCTGGTTAAGGCCCACATAAACCACCGCGTACCCGTCTTTAAATTCCGTCTTTCTGCGTATGGAGCCCTCAAGGGCTCCGGAGTCCTCCGGAACCAGCTCCTTAACCTTTTGTTCTATCGGTTTGGCGGCTTTATTGAGGGTTGAGCGAATCGCCTTATTCACCAGACGCGGCTCAATGTATTTGAGCGTTTCCGCTACGTGGTTATTCAGGTCTAATTCGATATCGAGCATTATTCCGGCGTTTCTCTTGCCATTATTTCAAGTTCCCGGTTCCGTTCGTCCGGGTTCTTTGGTGGATCAAGTTCAAAGATCCGTCCGTTAAAGACAATTCTCGATTTATGGGAAACCCCCGACAGATACCGGAGTTTTATCCGGTGGGTGATCTCCGGTAGAAACTGTTTAGCGGCGAATTGTTCTTTCGAGGAGACAGGCTCCACCGCGGCGGGAACCGTGGCGAGGTCTGTCCAGATTGTTACCGGTTCCCCGACTTGGTTTCGCGTCTTTTCGGGGTTCTGGATGGTTACCCAGTGTCGAAGGCGTCCGGCTCTCATCGCGTCGCGCCTCCGAGGTTATAAAACCGGTACGGTCCCCAGCAGGCCGCAACCCCTAACGGGATTTCAGCCAGGGTTAACGAGGTGGACGCCTCGCGGTTTTCGTACCAGTGTCCAACAGTTAAGAGCAGCCCCTGTTTAATCAGGTCGTCAAGCTCGACCGCTTTCGGTTCGTCTTTGGGTAACTCCTGCGGCCTTACCAGAATGCGCCCTGTGTTCGCCTCGAACAGCTTGCAGGCGGCAAGGGTTAGCGCCGTTAGATAGTTATCCTCATGCTCTCCGACGATTCGAAGGTGCTCTTTAACGTCCTGTAGCTCAATCACAGCCAGCTCCGAAAGGATGCCCGGCGAACCGGGCAAAGGTCAGGTTAAGCTGATTTCAGGGTCAGCACCTTAATCGCGTTGGAGTCGGTCAACATACCGCCCACGCGCTTTGTGGTGTAGAAGGAAACGAACGGCTTGTTGGTGTACGGATCGCGGAGAATGCGAGTGCCGATACGGTCAACGATGGTGTAACCGCGGCGGAAGTCACCGAAGGCGATAGCGTTCTGGCTTGCCGCTACGTCTGGCATTTCCTCATTTTCGGCGATGGTATAGCCGAGCACGTTGGAAGGTTGGCCAGACTGCAAGCCAGGCGCCCACAGGTAATTACCCTCGGAGTCCTTCAGCTTACGGATAGCCGCGATAGTGTTACCGTTCATCATCCAGCGAGCGCCGCGACGGTACTTCTTGCGGAGACCGTAAACCATGGTGATCAGCTCGTCACCAGTGATCGCGTTAGCGGCTGCGGCGGTGAACTTTTGCAGGGTTCCGAATGCGCGGGCGTCGTCCTTCTTGGTGTCCATGGTGTAAGCCAGGTAACCTTTCGGCTTATTGACGCCGTCACCGTGAGTGAACGCGGCTTCTTCCTGTTCTGCGAACTCGTCGCGGATCTCGGAGAGCAACCAGCTTTCAATGTTGAAGAATGAATCATCCAGCAATTTCTGGGTAACTTCAGGGTTCGCGTAAATCTCGCCCATAAATGGGGAAATCTGCGTCAGCTTGGGACCGTTGGTGTTTGGTCGTGCGTCGGTCTCGCCCACCCAGCCAGAGTTCGCGCCGTGCAGGTTGAACAGCTTCTTGTATTCGCCGGTTGACAAGGTAATGACGTTGGAGACAGAGCGCATTACTACGTCGTCTTTCAGTGTGGCTGAAATGTTGCGGTCGAGCTGTTCCGGTACGGAGTAACCGCCGTCTTCCGGTGTACCGGTATTCAGGGAAGTATGCCCGGCGTTTTTCGTCTGGAGTTCTTCCAGCGCGGACTCATCCCCCTTACGCATGAACAGTTCGAACGCGCCTTTGTATTCTTCCGCGTGATCTTCGCCGTTAGCGAATTTACCAGGACGACCGGCTTTCTTTTCCAGAGCTTCGAGCTTTTCTTTCAGAGCTTCCTGCTCGGTGATTTTGTCGTTGATCTGGGCCAGCTTGGCTTCCAGATCGGCGACGCCTTCGCCCTTTTCCAGCTTTTGCAGGCGCTCATCGTTGGACTTTTTGAACTCGTTAAAAGCCGTGCCGATTTCGTTAATGGCGTTTTTAATTTCCAGATCCATTACAGGTTCCTAAAAGTCAGAAACAAAAAAACCGGCGCTAGGCCGGTAAAATTTGCTGTTTTGTTGATTACGAGGTGAAGATTGAAGCGAGGCTCTTTAATGCCTCGACCGCCTCCGCCCCGTCATCGCGCTCGGGTTCGGATAGTGCGGAAAAGCCGCCCGACATCAGTCGTTTAGCCTGCATACGAGAGAGCCCGGCGTCGCGCAGGAATCGCTCGAATTCTTTGGGGTTGCCGATTGCGCTTTTTACGCTCTCGACTTCCGCCGATTCATTAGCGGGAAACGTCACGAGGGAGACCTCGTAAAGTTTGAGTTTTTCCAGTCGGTAAACTCCGGCTTTCTCGTCCCAGTGACCGCCCCCACTGGGGATGGTGTAACCGATAGAGAGCCCCGAAATAGTCCCGGCTTTCAGGTGTGCATAAGCCCGCTTGGCCAGTGGGTCATCGTCGATAAGTAACTTACCCTCGACATAAAGCCCCTTGTCGTCCTCGACCATCATCGTATAGGGGCCGATCGGCTGATCGGGGTCATGCTGCCAGAGAATCGGCGGGAGCTTGCCCTTACTGGACCATTCGCCGAGGGACTCGAGGAACGCGCCTTTTTTGACCACGTCGCCGTAGCTATCGACCACATCAAAAACAGAGGCGTAACCCGAAAACGTCCCGTCGTCGCCGAGGCTTTTAACCTCAAACGGTTTCCGTAGTTTCTTGATCTTCATTCGGTTGGGGTTCCGGTGTGGGTTCTTCGTCCGGTGTTTTTCCGTTAACCGCCATATTGAGCGGGGTTAGGTAGATATCGCCGCCCGTTCTGGGGTTCATGCCTTCACGAACGCGGATCTCGTTCGGGCTCATGGCTCCGAGGTTGCTCATTGACTGGTAATAAGCCGAGCGCCCCGCCATATCGCCCCGAAGCAGCTCGGTTACATCGAACCGGGCAAAAACCCGCCCCTTGTTCCTGGGGAGAACCAGATCGGAATGAATACGGGCTTCGATCGCCGACAGGTAAGGCCCGAGGGTATGGGTTACAAACTGGAGCGACTGGTGCTCGATGTTGGAGAACGTCGCCTTTTCAAGATCGCCGATCATGTGAGGCGGAACCCTGAAAAAGCCGCAAATCTCCGAGCGTTGATACTTTCGGGTTTCGAGGAATTGGCTATCCTCGTTGGTCATCCCGATCGGCTGATACTTCAGGCCAGCTTCGAGAATGGCGGTTTTGTGCGCGTTGTCCGCTCCACCGTAGGAGGCGTTCCAGCTTTCCGAAACCCGGCTAAAGCTGTCATCCTTCAAAACCTGTTCAGTAGAGAGAACGCCACCAGGGCGCGCGCCATTCTTAAACAGTCTCGCGCCGTGTTTCTGGGTAGCGATACCTAAGCCGAGCGACTCCCGCGCGTAGCTGATCGGGTTAAGGCCGGTGATACCGTCCAGACTCAACCGCTTAACGTGGAAAATTTCCCCGTCTTGGTAGGTGTCGCTCTTGCCGTTGTGGAATGTCACGGTATAGCGGAGGCGGTAATCGCTGAGTTGTTCTACTGAGACAGAGTCCGGATTGATCGGAATCAGTTCCAGCAATTTACCGTCAACCCCGAGCACCTTATAAGCGAAGAAGTTCCCCCGCCATGCAAGGTGAGAAACGGCCATTTCCCAGAACTCGGTCGCCGTCTGGTAATCGTTAGGCTGTACACAGAGAACCCAGTAAAGCGGGTTATTTGTCGCGAGCTCTCTCGCCTCTCCTTTGCGCTGGTAAATGTTCAGGGGGAGCATTCCCACCGATTCGGCGATAACCCGAATACAGGAGAGAACGGTTAGATATCTGAGCGCCGATTTATTGGAGACATAAACCCCCGAATCGGCGGCGGTGTCCACTCCGGCGAGTACGTCGGCAAGATCGGCGGACGTGAGCTCTTTAGACTCCGGCGCGCTTTTCTTGAAAAGGTTTAGTAGTCCCATTAGAGCGTTCTAATACCTCGCGTCGCATAAACTCGCGCCGCGCTTGGTTCTGGTTCGTGAAGTAGAGCGCGGAACAGGGCAAGAATAATGGCCACAATGCCGTCTATCTTGTTGTCTGCCGTCTCTTTCCTCGGAAATATGTTGTCGTTGGCGTCCACCTTCGCGACAACGTTTGAAGCGTTCCAATCAAGAACGGGGTTTCTCGGGTGGTGGAAACGTCCCTGAATGATCAGGCTCTCGAGTTCCTTCATGGGTTCCGAGAGGTTTTTAACCGTCATCTGGACATGAATAACCGGCGCGCCGTCTTTCATCAGGTTCTGGCAAATCTGAATCGCGCCCCATGGATCGAAACAAACCTCCTGAATGTCGTACCGCTCCAGATCGGCTCGTATATCGTCCTCGATAACGTCGTAATCTATGGAATCGCCTTCTGTCAGGGTCAGGTATCCAGCGTCCGCCCAAGTTCGGTACAGGTTGCCCAAGCTGCCCTGCTTCCTGCCGATTGCGTTTTCTGGCAAATAGAAACGGGGCTTTACATAGACCTTGTCATCATCAAGAAACACCTTAATGGAGGCGGCGAGGTCGAGTTTCTGAGCAAGGTCCACGCCTGCCCAACAGGGGAGCGTGGCCAGATAATCATCGTCGGGGATATCCGGGCATTTGTGCCAGTCGTCCATGTTTAACCAGGCGGTCGCGGCGTTGCACCAGATGTTGAGGCGCTTGGTTAAGAAGTTGTTAAGGGCGGTCGGTGTCGCCTCGGCTTTTTTGGCTAGTCGGGCGATATCGTCCGGCTTTACCGATACGCCGAGGTTCGGGTTTGCCTTGATCCAGACGTCAGGGTCGCGCCAGTCGTCGCCCTCGTCCAGCGTGTAGATTATTCCGAAGGTCGTATCGTCCTCGATACTGCCTTCCAGAATCTTAACTACATACCCGCGGATCTCGTAACAGATGCCCTCGCGGTTAAAACCTGCCGTAGTGATTGCCCATAGTAAGGGCTGAGTCCGCGCACCCACGGCGGTTTCGAGTACGTCCCAGACTTCCCGCGTTTTGTGCGCGTGGAGCTCGTCCACAATCGCGCAGTGAGGGTTCAAGCCGTCCAGGTTGTCAGCATCAGAGGCCAGCGCGCGGAACCTGCCGCCGACGTGCTCGTCCTCGATATCATGTTTCAGAATCTCAAGCCGCTTTTTCAGGGCTGGAGAACCTAGAGCCATTCGACGCGCGTCGCCGAATACAATTTTCGCCTGATCTTTTGACGTGGCCGCCGAATAAACCTCGGGACCGCCCTCCCCATCGAACCCGGTCATAAACAGACCGATACCAGAGGACAGGGTCGACTTGGCATTTTTCCGCGCCACTTCGTTGTAAGCAGTACGGAACCGGCGCAGCCCTGTTTCTTTCCACTTCCAGCCAAAAATATTGGCAATGATAAAACCCTGCCAGGGCTCGAGCTCGATCGGTTGCCCGGCAAGCTCGCCTTTTACGTGGCGGGTTAAATCGTAGAAGTCCAGAGCATACTGGGCGGCGCGTTCATCAAACCACAGGCCGCGCTTGTGGCCGTTTTCGAGGTCATCCTTAAAGCGTTTACAGGCCAGAATAACATAGCGACAGGCGACAATTTCCCCGGAGAGCACGTCGTCGGCGTATTGGTGAACGGCGGCGACGGATAAGGACATGGTCGTTTACTTCAGTTCTGGGAGGTCGTCCCGTTTCAGGGTTTGAATAACGTCCTCGACCAGCTTGTCGTCGAGTTCGTTGGTGGTCATCTTTGCCAGTTTGCGGAGTGCATAGGCGACAACCTGGGAAAGAAACCGTTCGCCCACAATGGCAAAGGCCAGTTTTCCGATAATTGCCTTCAGGCTGTTCAGCAACAGGGCTGTAATTATTCCGGCCATTCTCCCGTCCTCATCATTTCCGCCAGTCGTAAAGCTCGCCGCCCAACATCATTGGCCCACTTGCTATCGAGCATTTCCAGCGCGGCGTCGTTGTATTGCCCCGACTTGATATAAGCGAGGGTCTTTTTAAATCCGGAGAGGCGGGGCCAGCCGAGGTTAAAGCACATATCCACCAGTACCGCCCACCGAACCTCGTCAAGTCCCGTCGCCCATGGCAATCGGTCTATCAGTTCGCGGCGGACGTTTTGAATGTCGGTATTCAGCAGGAATTCAGCCTCGGCCTCGGTGATTCCGTTGTCCTCGATGTTCCGCCCGTAACCAATAGTTAGCTTTCCTGCGGTGCATCGGTAAGGCTCCAGTTTCAGACCTTCGTGGAGCTTGATCAGGTCAATAGTGTTATTCATGGAAACCTTCAATAGAAAAAACTCCCCAGCCAGTCGAAACCAGAGGGGAGCCGTGTTTTAGTCGTGTGTTAGAGGCTTGCTGATTGCGTTAACGGGTCGCCACTCCCGACCTGATGCTGCCGCTTTGGGCTAGTTGCGCTTGCGTCGCTGTCACAACCCCAGCAGTGAGTTAGAAAGCCGCTGGGTACACTTCCGTTTTATTGAAAAGCCTGCGCTAATCGCTCGCGGGCTACTTCGTGGTAATGGTCGGTATACTCGATACCGTGGAACTTTCGCCCGAGTTCACCACAGGCAACGCCGGTAGATCCTGAACCCATAAACGGGTCGAGCACTGTCCCGCCTTCCGGGCATACCTGAACGATTGCTTTCATTAGCTCGACAGGTTTCCCCGTCTGGTGAAAGCGTCCGCCCTTGTTTACCGAGCAAGTCGTTAGGCCTGGGAGCGCGGGTAATTCCGGTTTTGCCGGTAATGGTCCCTTGGAACCCCAGACCACGAACTCGGCCTGCTGCCTGAAATATCCCTTTCGCGGTCGGGCCGCCAAGGTTTTGTCCCAGACATACACGCCGCGCCAGACAAAACCTGCAGCCTGTAATGCATCCGAGACCGTCGGCAATTGTCGCCAGTCAGTAAACAGGGCAATCGTTCCGCCGTTCTTCGTTACTCTGTACGTTTCAGACAGAACTAACGTCATCCAGTACAGGAAGGAACGACCGTCGCGGTTATCCCCTGGGAAATCAGAAAACGGGTTTTTCTTTTCGCCCGTCTGCGTGTACTTCTGTCCGGTTGCCTGTTGTCGGTCCGATCGGAAGGTGCCGCCGCTCGAGTATGGCGGGTCAGTGATTACCGCGTCGTAATGCTCGCTCGGGAGTTCAGCCAGGCGAGCGAGCGCGTCGCCTTGGTAGGTTACAAATTCAGTCATCAATAATTCCAAGGCGGACGAGGTTTTCTTTCAAACGTTCCCGCGAGTTGTCGGGGAGCCTGCCGAACCCGTCGAGGTCAAACTCTCCAGCCTCGACACGTCGAATAATTTCCCGCCCGTATTGTTTCCAGGCGCGCCGCGCCCGTTTAATACTTTCCGGTTTGAGTAGTCGAGGATCATCGGGGGAGAAAACGAAACCGAAGTCCGAGCCAGTGACAAGTGCATAAATTAGCGCCGGATTTATTGCGGTTTTATTTCGTTTTCTCCCCATTCTTTGGCGAACAGGCATAGTTAAAAACCATCGTCCTCGACTTCTTCAGGTAGGCCGAGCGCGTTAATCAGTCGCGCGAATTGTGTCCGCGCATTGTGCTCGATCATCACTGCGGGGTGGGGCTTTTTTTGCTCGAATCGGTCTACCTGAATCATGCCCTCTTTTTTGAGCAAACGCCGCGCCTCGTCTGCCCTCGTTAGGGCATGGCAAGCCTCGACAAGTACCTCCCGTTTATGCTCGGGGAAGTCGAAATTCTCCCAGAGTTCAGCCCACAATTTTTTAGCCCTGGGGCAAACTCCGGAGGGTGGTTTCGGGATATCGATCAGGTCGTCAGACATAGCGGAATATTTTTCAAAAAAAAGGAGCAGATATTCACGAACGATTTCACCGTTCGGTCATTTCCGTGAGGCTGTAGCTATTTGACCGCCCCTCCCCCTATGGCTGAAGCCTGCGCGCGAGTAGGTCGAACGGGTTTTCCTTGACCGGTTTCGGCTTCTTGTTGAACCGACCGGCGCGAGCGTCCGCGCTTGTCTTGATCTTGTGGCAATCGTCGCAGAGTGACTCGAGATTATCCCAAGCATCAGAACCGCCGAAGGCTTTCGCCTTGATATGGTCCACAGTAACCGCGCTCTTGATTCGCCCCGATCTCTTGCACGACTGGCACAAATAGCCGTCATGCTTTAATCGTGCTTCTCTCAGCTTGCGCCACTTATGCCCATAGCCTCGACTGGTGGTTGATCCTTTCCGATCGCCTCGACTCCATCCAGAAACAAGACTTGTATGTTCAGGACAATAACCGCTTTTATGGGTAGTCGTTTGTTTGCAGCCAGGAGACCGACAAGGCCGAGGAATTAATCCGCCCATAATTAACCGCCTGAAAGAATCAATTTAACGAAGTAAGCAATCGACGCGGTAATAACAAGGCCAGTTATCCAAGTAATCTTACTGTTATGGTTAACTGACTGTTCAATCCCATCAATTCGCTTTGATTGCGCCCTTACTTTTTCTTCAAGGGTAATGATTCTTTCATTGTGCGTTGCTAATTGAATAACAACGTCGGTTAATTTATCGAGCTTGTTCTCGATTCTATTTAATCTATCGTTGTCATTATTCATAGGCAAAAAAAAGCCCAACTTATTAAGTCGGGCGAAAGGTCATCATCATTTGGTGCGAATGACTGATTACGAGCCAGCAATTCCTATTAATTCAAATAGGCGTTTTCAATCACATTAAACTACATCCGCGAAAACTGGTAGCGGGTGCAGGAATCGAACCTGCCTGTTTTGGGATATGAGCCCAACGAGAAACCACTTCTCAAACCCGCTAACACCGTTGGAGAGTTGCCCGGTAATCATCGAGGGGAAGGCTTAACCGAGCGGAACTCTCCAACGTGGTAAAACTTACCTCATCCAGTGACGGAAAGCAATACTTACCTTTTTAGAAAGTGATCGACGATTGGCGGCTGCTCTTATTTCGTTAAAGTTAGAGAGCGCCCTTTAGGGGCTCTCTTATTACTTTAGTAATAAGTGGAAGATTGGAAGATTGGAAGATCGAGTGGAAAACCTTGGTACGCATGGCCTGTAGCCCGATTTTGATTTTTTGGAAAATCTTCCATTGGAAGATTCGGCCTTATTCCATTGGAAGATTGGAAGATCGCCACAGGCCGCGCCATTACTGGGCTAGAGAAAAGGGTATTTTCCAATGGGGGTTAATCTTCCAGTCGGACTGGAAGATCATTGGAAGATTAATCGGAAGATTATTGGAAGATTGGAAGATCAAAAAAGAGGCTATCAATGCGGGTATTTCGTATAAAACTGTAGGCCGGTGAACCTTGCTTGTCGGCTTGCCTTGTTCCAGATCCGTGCCTTTTCTATGTCAGTTATCGCGCCTCGATCCTCTGCCAGCTCCGAAACCTCGAACCAGAGTGTTTTATAAAGGGTGAGATCCTCGGCCAGTTTGCGGTGCCTGGGTAACCTGCGAAGGGTTGACCAGGCCGTTAACGATGACCAGAACATAATGCCGGAAACCACAAAACAGACAGCGCGAATTAAACTACCTTGGTCGATAGTCGAGGCAAACCAGAAATTAACAACAGAGGCGATTAATGCAAACCGCCAGTAATTCATATAAAGGAATTTAAACATTACCGCCGTTCCTGAAATAATAAATCGTTAAGTGTGTTTCGATTCTGGCTATTAACCCGTCAAGGTATTTAATTAACTCGTCGTACTCTTTTTTATAGGTGTCTTTAAATGTCGATCGGGGTATGCCTGCCTGCTTTGCAATTTCAAAAACCGTCGGCTTTAGTTTTCCACTTCCGGAACATTTGCCACAGGATGATAAACCCTTTTTCCTGATATCCCGTTTTTGTCCGGTTCCATTGCACCAGTGACACAACCCCCAATCAATTGTGTTATCAAGTGCGGTTTTAACCAGTTCCTCTAAATACATCGTTCGCTTTTTTGGATTGATCTTCATTCGCTGAGTAAGCGCGTATTGCTTAACCCAAGAGAACAGCTCCGGATAAACATCATCGAACCCCGCGAATTTACACAGGGCCAGAAGGTAGGCTGTTCTCCCTAACTTGCCCATCCCCAGAGCCGCCGCCACATCTAACGGCGAATCATCCCCCCAACCGCCGCCGACATTGTCCCCGAAATGGATCGACATTGGATTCAGCCTCGCTATTACTTCCGTACTCATCAATTCCCCCTTTAGGGCTGATTTCCTGCCAGCCCTGAACCAGAACCACGCCATTTATAGAATCGCCGCCGTTTCGTAGATTTCCCTTACCAGATCAAGCCTGCACAGTTGGACGACAATCAGCCCCTTTTTTTCTGGCTGTACTTCATGGAACCAAGAGACCTTGCCGCGGATCTGGGAGTCATCTTCCAGAACGCCAGCTTTAACCAGGGCATCGTTAACCGCTTTCGAGTCGAAGTTGTCGAGGTCGCGGCGTCGTTTGTCCGGTGGGTACAGATCATAACGGGCGAACAGTTGCCCCTCGATCGTCTTAATACCCTGAGCCGCTACCAGTCGGGCGACTGCCTCGGCATACTCCCGTCCCTCTTTTGAAATAGTCACCTTGACGAATTTCCCCAGAGGAACAGAGCGCCAGTAATGGTTAGTACTGGGCGGGAATGGTAGAGCGATGGTGATCATTGACGGGCCTCTTTGTTATTTCCAGCTGCAGCCTTGATTCGTGAAACCGGAACCTTGTATCGATAGGCTACTGATTTGAACGTTTGACCTTTTGCCAACCTTTCCCGAATGTCGGCGAGATCCTTTTTAGAGAACCCGCCGCAAAGATACCGGTTATAAAAAGCGGATTGTTTCTCGGCGCTCTCTCCGTGCTTTGCTTCGTATGGCTTACCACCCTTGGAGAGAAACCAAGCCACATCGGCGGCGAGCTGTTCCCGCTCTGCATCTTTCAGGGCTACATTAGAACCCGCGTTGGTGCATGGTTTCATTGTGCAGCCTCCGGGCGGTATTCGAGCGTCTGCACCCACTGGTGATTCACTTCACCACGGCCAGCCAGCTTGCAACGGTAGTCCGCAAAACCGACGGGAGAGAAAAAGCCATCGCGCTTGCTCGGTGCTACCTTGCCCGCCGACCAGAACCACTTCCCGTCGTGATCCTGAGACAGCCAGTTCGCCCACTTGGGGGCATCTTTCCACTGAGGTTTATTAGTCATGGTTTCCCCCTGTACATGGTCAGTCATTGAGTATGTAAACCTTTGAACGTGCGTTTTCCTGATCCTTAACAACGTCGTACATTCCCCGCTTAACTCCGAGGTTTGCCAGGTTGTAGGCTTGAGACGGTCCAACGTTGAAAGTCGATTTAATGAGGTTGATAAAATTCGGGCCTTTAATGCTTCCCCCGGATTTCTCCAGCAGATCAACCAGGGACACAAGGCGAGCGGTTTCGCTGTCTGCCATTTCCGCCAGTTCTTCAAATGCTGCGGTTGTCCCGTCGGAACATTTGCTAAATAGTGGCTTTAGCTTTCCGTCGTCCTCGCGCTTTAGCTCGAAATCATCCGGCGTTTTCGCGTGGCGACATTCGAATTTAACCCGGACGTTCTCCGCGTTTTTGTAGGCAAGAAAGCCGGTATCGTACAAACCACGCAGAGCACCGGATCCTCGAATATCGTCAAAGCTTGGTTTCTCTTTTTTGAGGTCGCCTTTCTTCAGATGGTGAACAATGACCAGAGATGCATCGCCCACTGCCTCACGGATCTTGCCCACTGCCTCGACAATCTCCTTCGCCTTGTTTTCATCTGCGCCGCGAATCCAGTTAGCGAGCGGATCCACCACAACCAGATCGGGCTTTTTGATATCGCAAAGTTTCTTCAGCCACTTCTGGCCAACCTTGCTGGTTAAATCTGGAATGATCCGGCTCGGGAATTCGTCAGGCGCCGTGGACCAGAAACGGGAGAGCGCGCGCTCTTGAACCTCTCGCGGCATATCCCCGAGGTATTTCGTTAAACGATCCACAATAAACGGGCGGATAATCTCGGCATTCAACCAGAGAACAGAGGGTGCGCCCTCAAACTTTCCGCCGAGCCATTCACCGCCAGAAGTAGCGGCGAGGGCCATGGAAAGAACGAGCTCCGTTTTCCCGATTTTCGGTTCTCCGACGATCAGGGAGAAACCGCCCTTAATCATGGTTGCGCCGTTCCACAGGTGGAAATACCGAGTCGGGGGGCAATCCATCGCGAGCCGATCGAGCATGCTCGGGGCAACGTCCACCACTGGCTCGTCGCTTTCCTCGACTTCGTCCCATTGTTCAGGCTGAGATAAAACGCCGGGCCTGATTTCGACCAATTTCCCCGACTCCAATAACTCCATGGAGTTATCAATAAACCTTGCAGGCTCCAGTAACCCGAGATCGTCGATGATGGTCAGTGGTTCAGTCTGCGCGCCTTGCCAGCCGTTTTCGTAAGCCAGATAAAACAGGGACTCGATATTGCGAGCGCCGGGCTTGAATGCCTGCCAGGTGGAAACCTGAGAACGTGGGTCATAATTGCCCGCCTCGGTTTTCTGGCTCCATTCGTCCCACAGGTCGAAAGACTGGGAACCCGCGCCGGTAGAATGCAGGGCCATACCGACGCGCAACCAATCGTCGCGCCCGTCTGGGCTGATCGCTTCAAGGGCTGATTTGATTTCGACAATACTGTCCCGATCAAGGGCGCAAGCGATGACATCCCCAACGGTCGCCACTTCCGGCAAGTCGGGTTTAATCAGGTTGAACCGTTCCAGGAATGCGAGAGGGATCTCGGCGAGTTCCTGATCTTCCGGGGAATAGTCATCCTCCCACCGGTAAACGTTGCCTGATTCGTGGTTACTTGGCGGTACCACGATAAAACCACCCTCGCCGCGAATATCCACGCCGGAGAGTTTTAGTGTGTGGCCGTCGTCAATGTTGACCGCGTTTTTAACCTTGACGCCTTCCGGCAGCTTGTAAAGCAGGTGAAAGCCACCGGAGCCGGTTATCTGTTTAACCGTCTCGGGTAAATCGCCCTCGATCAATTCGAAGGCATAGTCCCCGCCCTTGTCCGGATCAATATCGACCACGACAAGGCCAGAGACAGAACCAGTCACAACACCGAGATTCATATTCGGCCAGTAGCCAAACCACTTGGTAACGTCGTTACTGTTACTGGTCGCGGAATTTAAACCCGACAGGGTGCGCGGGTGTTTGCCCGGACTTTTGCAGGCGTGACCGCACGAGCAATGCCCGCCGGTCATTTCATGGATTGGAAAAACTCGCCAGCCGAGAGTCAGGTAGTAAAGGGCTGATTCGAGGGGCGAGTTTTCAGTTAATTCTGTCAGCATGGAGCCCCCTCTAAGATCGCTAGAGTAAGCTACACTTACGTAAGTAATGTCAAGCTCTATTTACACTTACGCTAGAGCGAGCTATAACTCTGTCCTAAACGGACAAAGTCCAAAAAGCATCGAGGGAAAACCACAATGACTGCGCGAAAGACGAACTCGGAACTTCACGAGCGGATTAAATTCATCCGTAAAATACTGAAACTCTCACAGGATGACTTGGGCAAAATTGCAGACGTTTCCCGCGTGGCTGTCTCCCAATGGGAAAGCAGAGACCCAGATAAACGAACAGCGCCTAATACTGAGCGGTTGAAAGTAATCGCTGAACATACAGGATTCCCGTATACATGGATTATTAACGATGCCTCAGAACTGGAGACGCCAGAAGGGGTAACACCTTATCGGGCAACAACCTCAGTTACACCAGCAACGCCAAAAACAGCTCCAGTCATCGAGCGCATACAACAGGCGGCGGATACTATCGCGCAACTCTCCCCCGACGGTGGATCTGATGAGGTTTTATTGTCCTCCCTGCAAATTTTGAACGCTTATCGCCGCGCTCTACAGGAAGCTAACCGCCGGAAATAGCAGAACTTTTTCCGGTTTTATCCCTCGAGCTGAGAACGTCGACCTTGTGTCGGCGTTTTTTTTCGCTTGCACTTGACAGAAAGTTTTGCTTACACTTTCTGTCATACTTACGAGGGAAACACAATGCAACAAACCACCAAGACACCGCCCACTCCGGCGGACGAACTCGCTTACCAGCTTGAAACCTGCCGTCAGCAAATCAAAGACCTCAAGGCCTGGGAGACTCAACTCGAGCAAAAGTTTATCGAGTTGATCGGCCAGAAAGACGAGGGCGCTAAATCTCAAAAAGGCGCGTACTACCGCGTAACCACTACCGGCAAAATCAGCCGTCGTCTGGATCTGGTCCAGTTCGAAGCCCTGAAGCAATCCGGCGTAATTCCACCAGAAGCCGTTGAAGCACTGGTGACGGTTAAGACCGATCTCAACACAAAAGCCTACAAAGACCTGCACAAAACGAACCCAGAGTTCGCGGCAATCTTCGACCGTTGTGTGATTGCCAAGCCGGGTAAAACGTCGATCGCGGTCAAGCTGTTATGAGCGGCTTTCTGGAAAGAACCCTGAGCGGGGTTATTCGTAAGGCGCTCCGCGTCGTCATTTACGGCGAGCCCGGCGTGGGTAAGACCACTTTCGCCGCCGCGGCTCCTATGCCGTATTTCATCGGCGCAGAGGATGGTAGCTCTAACCTGAACGTCAACCGATTCGCCCCGGCTAACTGGTCGGAAATCCTCGGTGTATTGGACGAGCTTGCCACCAGGGAACATCCATTTAAAACCGTCGTTCTCGACTCTGCTAACTGGGCTCAAAAGTTTTGTTATGACCACATCTGCAAAACCAACGGCGTCGAGTCTATCGAGGGTATCGGTTACGGCAAGGGCTACGTTTATGCACAGGTCGAGTTCGAAAAACTGATAGGTAAGCTGGACGCGCTCAACCTTCGCGGAATCAATGTCATTGTTATCGCCCATGAGCAGATTAGCCGATTCGATGATCCAGCAGGCGAAAGCTACTCCGTTTATTCACTGGCAACCGACAAGAAAATAACCCCGTTGTTGGTTCAGTGGCCGGATATGGTCCTGTTCGCTGCCCACGATAAAACCCTGAAAGATGCCGCGAAAGGGAGTAACCGCAAGATCGCTAAATCTTGGGGCGAGCGCGTAATGTTCACCGAAAACCGCGCCAGCCACATTGCGAAAAACCGCTTTTCATTGCCCGAGCGCATGCCCCTTTCGTGGTCTGCGTTAATCCAGGGCATCGAGGCTTATTACCAACAGCAAACCAACCCCCAGAATTAAGAGGCTTAAACCATGGATCAGAATATGAGTTTCGGCAACCTCGACAGCGTTGAGGACAGTTACGACGTTATCCCCGCTGGTGATTACAACCTGCGCGCCGTTGATATCGAGTTAAAAGATACCAAGGCGGGCAACGGTAAATATTTCGGCGTACAGTTCGAAGTGATCGACGGCCAGCATTCAGGCCGAAAGATTTTCAATAACTTCAACGTGATTAACCAGAACCCCCAAGCCGTAGAAATTGGCCTGAAAGAGATCAAGCAGTGGATCGCCGCCACTGGTCAACACGCCGGAGGGGATTTAACCCTGAGCCGTGTTTATGCCCTCGAGGGTAAGCCATTCGCTGCAAAGGTTGGCATCAAACAGGACAAGTCCGGCGAGCGCGACGACGAAAACGTTATCAAGCGTTATAAGCCTGCACTGACTCAAGCAGCGCCAGTTCAGGCTGCACCAATGCAACAGGCCGCGCCAGTTCAACAACAGTATCAGCCACAGCAGCAACAGGTACAACAGCCAGTACACCAGGAACCGACAAGAGATCCGCGGGGGGCGGCAACTTATGCCCCTTTGCCACAAGAGGCATATTACAACAGCCTCCAATCACAACAGGCCCCTGTTTCTACTGTGGAAAACCAGCAGACACAACAACCGATGACCCAGTCGGCCCAGCCTGCCATGGTTGCGCCATCCCATTCTGAAGCACAACAACCCGACCAAGGGAAAATGCCCTGGGAATAATTCAGGGAATATTTTTACTACCGCCCGTTAGTTGCGGGCGGTTTTAACGGAATAAAAAACAATGGAAATCTTTTTAACACCTTGGAAGCTAATTGTTTTCCTTTTGTCTTTCGGCGTGTTCAGCCTTGTTATCTGGCTGTTAATCAAAAAGCATTTTAGAACTGCACTGGTGATTGTATTCATCGCCTTTTTATTTATTGCATTTAAACCATTTCGTTTAGGCGTTGATCCTGCCCCGATCTATCGGACTGAACAAGCCACCGCGGAACGGCATAGCAAATTGCCCGAAAGGGTAGAGGTTGAATCAAAGTCATTTGATGAATACCTCGAAAAGAGCTCGAATCGAATCGAGCACGACAACAAAGCTGTAAAAAATGAAATACTCGGAGAGTAATAGATGAAAATCTTTAAAGCATTTATCGGCGTTTTTGCCCTTGCCTTTTTGGTTGGATGCTCACAACAAATCCCACCGGCTCATGTTGGGAAAATCTTAACTCCGAACGGTTATCAGCCAGAAGTATTACCCCCCTCTAAAGTCTGGATCGGTTTTAGAGAAAATCTGGTTTTGGTTGAAACCGGAACCGCTACCGCGTCTGAACCGCTAACGATCATCATGCAGGATAAATTGACATTGAAAGCCGATGTTCGTTTTCGTGCAAGAATTGATAGCACTCGCGACGATGTTCTGAACTCCATGTTTAATGACATTGTCGCCGAGCATGGCAAGGTGTCATTAAGCAAGGTTTATAACACCTATGGCCAGATGATCGTCCGGAACAAGTCGCGGGAGGTTCTATCACAGTACAGCGTCGAGGACGTTCACAAGAATTACGCCCGTATTTCTGGTGAAATCTTCCAGGCAGTAACCGCCGCCTCTAAAGGTCTGCCGATTAAAATAACCGACGTTGCCCTGGGTAATATTCAATTCCCTGAAACAATCACCAGAGCCGCCGAACTGGCAAAGGAAAGAGAGCTGCAGATTGCACAGGAAGAAGCACAGGTTCAAATTGAATTAACCAAGAAAGAAGGCCAGAAGCAATTAGCCGAGGCTGATTACAAAATTAAGATGATGCAGGCTAAAACCGTTCGGGATGAAAACCGAACCATTGCAGAAGGTATTACGCCGGATCTTCTTAAATTGAAATCATTGGAAGTTCAAAAGGAATTAGCCAAGAGCGGCGCGAGTACCTTTGTTCCTTATGAAGTGTTAACCAATCCAGCTTTTCAAGTCCGAGCCTTTCAAGGTAAGTAATTAATAAGGGGCGGTTCCTGCCGCCCTCGAGGTTTTTATTTATGGAACTCCGCCCCTATCAGTCGGAGTCTACCGAGGCGCTTTTTAATTGGTGGTCAGAACAAAAGGGGAAAAACCCCGTTGTTGTTTTGCCCACCGCCAGTGGTAAAACCGTTATTTTCTCCACGTTAATTAAGCGCCTGTTAGCCAGCTACCCGACATTACGAATTCTGATACTTGCCCACACTAAAGAGCTCGTAGGGCAAGCCGCCGACAAACTGACAAACGTCTGGCCAGACGCGCCGGTCGGTATTTATTGCGCCGGTCTGGGTAGCCGCGATATTCAGCAGGTCACCAGCGCCAGCCGGGATAGTATCCGGCGTATTATTCAGGACATAGAAGAACCTTTTCACCTCGTTATCGTTGACGAGGCGCATTTGATCGCGCCCCGCGAGGAATCCAGTTACAGAAAGATCCTCGACGCTCTGAAAGAAAAATATCCACAACTCGCCGTGGTCGGCTTTACCGCTACGCCGTACCGCCAGAGCTCCGGGCTGATTTATGGTGAAGACGGCACCCTGTTTTCTGGTGTCGCTTACGAGGCGGGAATACGGGACTTAATGAAACAGGGCTACCTATGCCCAATCACCGCGAAAGCCGTTACCGCCGACGCGGTCCCCGATCTGGAAGGCATCAAAACCACGGCGGGCGACTTTAACCTGGGGCAACTTGCCGAGGCCGTCGAGGTTGATGGTTTGGTAATGGCGGCGGTTGCGGAATGGCATCGAGCCGCCTTTATGAAGGGCCGCGCGTCGTCTTGCTTCTTCGCGGTCTCCATTGCCCACGCCGAAATGATTTCAGCCGCGTTACTGGCTCTCGGAGTAACAGCGCCGGTCGTTACTGGTAACACCAAGAGCGAAACCCGCGCCGAGATCCTGAAACAGTTTGATCGGGGAGAACTGCCCGCGCTGGTTAACGTCGGCTGTCTTACGACAGGTTGGGACGCGCCCCGCCTCGATTGCATCGCGTTAATGCGCCCGACTAAATCGTTAAGCCTGTTCCTGCAAATGGTCGGACGTGGTCTGCGCCTTCACGATAACAAGGCCGACACGCTGTTACTCGATTTCGGGGGCAACCTTGAAAGGTTTGGACCGATCGACACAGCCCAACCACCGAAAAAGAGAAAGGCCGAGATCCGCACCAAGGTTTGCGGCCAGTGCGCCGAGGTGGTTTCAGTATACGCGCGCAAGTGTAAAGGCTGCGGTTTTGAGTTTGAGCCATCCCCCGTTCGCGTCTGCCCTGAATGCGACGCGGAGAACGCCCCCGGCGCGGCGGTGTGTGCCGGTTGCGGCCATGTATTTGTAAACCATGAACAAAACGCCAGCCACGCGGCGGTGTTCTCCGATCAGGTGGTGCCGGACCTCCGAGAGTACCCCGTTCAGGACTGGGGCCTTGAACTGGCAACCAGCAGGAGAACCGGCGCGGTATATGTTCGCCAGTGGTTCGAGCACGACATTTTAAACCGGTTTACCCGCGCGATTATGGTCGGGGCTCCGGGTATCGCGGGAAGGATTGCCAGACAGAAGCTAAAAGAAATCGGTTTTGTCCACGATGAACCCGAGGCCGTTATCCAGGCATTCCACGACGCCCGTTATTTATTCAGCAATCCCCGCGCGATTACGGTTAATTGTGCGAGCCAATACAGAGACGTTGTCCAGGTGCATTACTGATGAACAAACTTAGAGACCATATAGCGGGGGCGGTACTCCGCGAACAGTTGCGCGGGTTGATGAACGGCGCATTTAACGATCTGAACCAGAAGGAACTCGAGGAGCTGGCACAAAGCGTTAAGGCCGCGGGTTCAACAGAAAAATACTTCGCCCGCGTTGCCTATGCCTACGCGGACGCCATGTTAGAAGCTCGGGAAGAAACTCGGAGGGGGAAGTAATGGAAAGAGCAAGCCCCGCCGATCTGAGAAAAAGCCTTGAACTTGTTGAGGTTTTCAAACTGGCTGGAATCCATTTTGTTCCGGTTCCCGTCCAGTCAAAAGAAGATCACGAAGACCTGATTCAAAAAGTAATTTTTGTTCTTGATCAAATGGAGCAAGAGGCAAGTAAAAATGAATAAGATTACTTACATTCCTAAAGGCGGCATGTGTGCAACCTGCAAGCGAATTCACGACAATTGCTCCGCGCTTAAATTCGGCGATATGCCGATGCTAACCAAGCCCGACGAAAACCGCGTCATTATCGTTAAGTGCAGCAGTTATAAGAGGAGCAAGCGATGAGCCAGGAATTAAAGCCTTGTCCGTTTTGTGGCTCTAAGGATGTTTACCTGCATGAAAGCAGGGTTGAGGGTGTCGTTATTTGTAATAACTGCGATGCTCGAGGCTCTGACAGTACAAACTCTTTTGATCCGGTCTGCCCTATGGATTTATGGAACTCTCGCCCGTCACACTGGGTGAGCGTAAAGGATCGCCTGCCTGATAATGACTCATTCGTTATCGCATGGATTGGGGAAAGAGCTTTAACCCTGTTTTATTGTGATGATGGTTACTGGCCAGAGCACTTTGGCGGGAAAGATTACGCTGAATTTGTAACTCACTGGATGCCACTCCCAGAAGCTCCGGAGGTGCAGTCATGAGCCAGAAGCTAAAGCCCTGCCCATTCTGCGGTGGTAAAGCTCAACTAATAGAACAATGGATTCAAGATCCATTAGGCAGACCAAGGGTTGACTGTTCAGTTTGCAGAGTCGGATTTGACTATATCCATAGCCAGAAAACGCTAATCAAACTCTGGAACTCTCGCCACAATGAAGAAACGCCCCGCGAGCGTTTTCGGCGTGAGTACCGAGAAACCAGACTGTTATCAAGAATCAGTAAACAGGCCATGATACGAGGCAGTACAAGAACAGCGCTTTACTCATTTAGAGCTTATGACATTATGGAGCGCCGTTCGCCCCTTCCATTTCGTCTAGCTGATTTTAAAGACGTGAAAAGAGGGGGTTATTTATGGACCTGATAGATTTAACTTTCTACGTTCTGGGCATCATTTACGCTTGCAAGCTGTCTGCTATCGCTGGGAAAAAGACAAGCGCTCTAATAATGGAGTGGTTAGGTTACTAATGGAAACTGTACTCACCCACCCCGCCCCAGTGGTCGAAAACATCGACCGCGCCATGGTGGAAGCATACCGCGCGGAAGTTCCCCGCGGTCACCTGGGAATGTCTCAGATCGGCAAGCAAGACAGCCGCGAATTGTGGTTTAAATTCCGCTGGAGTTTGCCAGACGAACCCGCGCCCCGAGTGCTGAGAATCTTCGACCTCGGAAACGTCATCGAGGACGAGGTTATCAAGCTGTTACGACAGGCCGGTTACACGTTACTCGATAGGGATAGTAACGGGGCGCAGTTCAACGCCACCGCCCTTGGTGGTCACTTCTCCGGAAGTTGCGACGGAATAGTAACAGTGTTCCCCGATGGGGATAACGTTCCCCATGTATTCGAGTGTAAGAGCGCAAACGCGAAACGGTTTAAGAAGTTCCAGCAAGACGGGGTAAGAGTGACCTCCCCCGAATATTACGGGCAAATGCAATGTTACATGAACCGCTTTCACTGCAAGCGCGCCTTGTTCGTTATGTACTGTAAGGACAATTCAGAGCTGTATACAGAGTTCGTGGACCTCGATCCGAACTACTACCCCGAGATCGAATCGAAGGCCCTCCGGATTATTGTCAGCGACACGCCGCCGCCGAGCAGCTACCCGAACCGCGCATGGTATGAGGCTAAATACATGAGCGAGGAAGCACAGGCGGTTTACTGGGGCGAAGAACTCCCCACGCGGACCAATTGCCGGAACTGCAGACATAGTTGCCCGATCATCGAGGGAGAGGGCGCGCGCTGGGGTTGTCATCGTAACCACGAATACCTGGGGAGAGTTCGCCAGTGGAATGGGTGTAACTTCCATAACTGGATCCCCGACTTAGTACCCGCCGAACTGGTAGCAATCCACGACAAGGCCGACGCGGTCGAGTACCGGACAAAAGGCGGTGCCAGGTTCTTTAATGGACCCAAGACGGTAAACCATGCCGACGTGTTCAGCTCCGACGAGATCGGCGCGGCCAGTCGTTCAGGGTTCGGGTTTATGGAGGATGAGTTTGTAAGATCGGTTCGCGGTGAGTTTGGCGGGCGACTGGTGGAAGGTAGCGAGGTGTTTGGGGAGCCCGGTTAATTCCGGGCTTTTTATGAAGTTGGGAAAGGTTTAACGTTTTCGAGTTCATTCTTTACACCACCAGACTCTTTAAATTTTTCCCATAGCTTTGCGTGGGATGGACAGTAATGAATATCAATGCCGATCAATGTAGAGCATTCGTGACAAATAGGCCGGTCACAGGTTTTACCGTTACCAACGGGGTAATCGCACAAGTTATCGGAAACCACTCCACACTCTCTGCAAGCCTCGCCCAAATCACCACAAATAAAACCAATTTGTTTTCCATCTTTTCGAACTAAATAACAAGCCATAAATACCTCCCAAGACATGAGGGAGTCGACGACATTCGTGTCGCCGACATAGGGAATCAAAACAAAGGCATCTGATCTTCAGCAGCCCGAAGCAGTCGAGCCACTTCAAGCGCCTTGTGTTGGCTGCAACCCAACAGGGCGCGAACATTTCTCACTGATGGGGTTTTCAGGTCGCCAGCATCGAGGGCGGCGCGTATCTCCTGTAACTCCCGGTTATATTCCTCCGCTGGATCTCGCTCCACGACCTCGACCACTTCAACGCGGTTATCAATGCCGAGTAACAGCGCGACGCCGTCCAGTAACAGCGATAACGCTACAATAACGACCGTTATCAGAGTATCAGCATTAACACCGCCGAGCCGTTGCGCCGCCAGATAGAACCCGCTCGGGGTTGGAAGCTCGTTAACCTGGGCGCGGATAGTGGCGGCTTCTTCCAGTAATGGCTGCGCCTTGGTGACATGGTCGAGGGCGATTAACCGCTCGGCGCTCTCCTGTTTCGCGTTAGCCAGGGCGAGCAATCCCGCCCGCTCGCCTGCCACTTGCGCCTGTTCATCAACAAGCCCCGACAGTATCGAGGCTGAACCGGCAACAGAGATTAGCACCACAACGGTCAGAAAAGCCCCGGAGAGCGTCGCCATGGATAGACGGCCATTGTCCCACGCCTGCAACATAACGCCCGGCAAATACAACAGGGCGGCGGCTTGTGTGAGGGTTCCCCCCAGTGCAAACAGGAGGGAAACAAAGCCGGAACCCATTCCGGCAAGAAAGGCGAACGTCGCGGCCAGGGAGAGAGCAACCAGAGCCGCGCGGATTAGTTTTATTTCGTTGGCCATAGTTCCTCCCCTGCCTCTGCAACCATTTGGCGAATTATGTTTAGTGCGTTCTGGGTTTCTTGTGCTGATTTAGTCCAGAATGGGTCGGTCTCTGATCTTTTGTTCAGCTCCGTTAACCGAATATTAAGAGCCATTGCCGCCTCGGCTAATGCGTCGTATCTATCGAACTTTTCCATTACTTTGACTCCCCGACTTTCAGCCAACCGCGAGTAAATGACCAACCCTTCAGATAAACCCACACAGGCACCAGGCGCTCGCAACTTCTGCCGCCGATATTGATAAAAATATTAATCAATCGGTTGTCCTGCTTTTGCAGTGGGACCAGAACGAATTCAAGAGCTAACTGTTCCATTACAGAGCCTCCAGCAGTTCGACAGGATCAATTACGCGGGCTTGGTTCAGGAAGCCGAGGAACTCGCGCTCCTTCTGGAAGAATTGCGCCCGGAGTTGGCCGAGCGTCAGCTTTAAACGTGGATTACCTTTAGCGGCGTTCATCCAGTATTCAAGATGATGTTCGACGGCATCCATTACGAGAACAGGGTTAGCGTTTGGGTAGAGCTCCATAGCGCGGTTGCAGATATCGGCTCGGATCTCGAGCCACTGGGCGTTGTCATACTCCAGTTTTACGCTCGCCATTGCGGGAGCCTGAATAGAGCCGGTGAACTCTTTTCCCATTTCGACAGCTTTCTGGAAAGTCTTTTTAACCGCTTTTTTAACGGTTTTAGTAACCCCGATCAGCAGCTTATACAGATTGGATCGTTGACTATTGTCATTACGGAACTGAAAGGATTTAGCAATGTGTCCAGCCTTCACCAGTGAGTTAAGGTGGTTAATCACGGTAGAACGACCGAGACCAGTGTCAGCAGTCAGACAACGAATTGAAGGGAAGCATTCGCCCATTTTGTCGGCTCTGTTAGCCAGGGCGGTTAATACAGCTTTTTGCCCGAATGGGAGCTCTAAGGCGTAGGCGGCGTTAAGGTAGTTGTTAGCCATATCGTGATCTCTTTCTGGCTAACCGCTGCGCTTTCGAAGGCGGGGAGCGGTTAGGGGGTTCGAAATACTCAGATCACGAATGAGTACGTTATAGCCTCTACGACTATAACCCCCGCTAACCGCTCTCCATAACATCGCTTGCTATGAGAGCAAATAGGGTATGAATTCTTTTGGAATTCGTGATCTAAGCTGGACCGCCTGAAACTTTCGAAGGTCATCAAGGCGATAACTGAATACTAGCAAAAGAAAACTTACAGCAGCAACCCCTTTTTCCTTCCCGTAAGTAAAAACTACGTTAGTAGTTGTTTCAATGATGGTTAACTGGGGGTTAAAGGTGTCCCCAGTCTGTACCAGTCCGTCCGATATTTGGAGGGAGGTGTACATATATTGGACGGGTATTGGTTCGGGATACTTGGCGGATTTTGATACTTTGGAGCCGATTAAGAATCATGCAGTATTGGCGGTAAGTAAATACCGAAAAGGATTACATAGGGTTTTATTTATAACTAAATAACTTAAAAGCAGTGACAAAAGTGTGACAATTATTTTCTTTCACAACCTTAACTCATTGATATTACTAGGATTATTCTTTTAATCCACCCGATCCATCATGGGAGCAACCGAAAAACGTCTAGCCCTTGAAACATCATGTAATTCAGTGTTTATGCCGGTTTGCCCCTTATTCATACTTAGAAGATTTCCGATTATTTCAGTAGATTTTAGCCGA